TTATCTATACCCTGGCATTTCGGGCACCGCCTCGCTCAGTATCTCAGTGGCATCGAAACAGGGACATTGCTTCACCCACTCTTCGGGCTCTATCTCACCGTCATGATTGCGGTCGGGACTGAGGTCGCGGTGTCCGCAGACGCGACTGCCGGGATAGTCGTGCAGCAGGAGTTTGACGAGCACACGGAGGGAGTGTTTCTGAAACGGGGTACGGGTGTCGGCGGGTTTGCCATGCTCGTCCAGTCCGCCTTCGTAGCAGACGCCGATGCTGTTGGCATTATAGCCGCGGACGTGTGCACCGGCTTTCTCCACCGGGCGAAGGGTTTTGATGTCGCCATTGCGGCGGATGTAATAATGGTATCCGGCTTCACCGAATCCGCGACGGATATGATCGGTGGTAAGATCGTGTTCCGTATAGCAGCGGTCGCAGCGGGTAGCGGAACAGTGTATGACGATTAGATTTATTTTCCTCATGTTTTCGATGTATATATTTATGAACTTCACGCGCATTTGGCACGCCTGTTCTGTTGCTTCTTACTAAAACGGGCCGTACCTTTAAAGTGGTACAGCCCGACTCTTAATTTTTTATTCCCAATTTTTAAGACTGACATATCGGCAGATGTAATGCCTCATAGACTGCCAAAGTTCATCACGGCTCAAAGTCCAGACTTGTCTTGCCTGTGAATTCACTTTCCTTACCGAGGGTTACCGCATCCCGAATACGTCTTTCACCCCAAAAGATCATTCTTTACGCACCAAGTGATGATATCATCACCTCAGCGAAACACCTCACAGCTTACGCCGGACTGTTATCGGATCTGAATAATTACCTCAAAGATGACTTAATGAACATTTTCATCATATCAGCACATCACCTCAGCGAAACGCCTCACAGCTTACACCGGGTTGTTATCGCATCTGAATTATTACCTCAAAGATGATTTAATGAGCATTTTCATCATATCGGTACATCACCTCAACGAAACATCCCACAGCTTACGCCGGATTGTTATCGCATCTGAATAATTACCTCAAAAATGATTTAATGAACATTCTCATCATATCGGTACATCACCTCAACGAAACGCCTCACAGCTTACGCCGGACTGTTATCGCATCTGAATTATTACCTCAAAGATGATTTTATGAACATTTTCATCATATCAGCACATCACCTCAGCGAAACGCCTCACAGCTTACGCCGGACTGTTATCGCATCTGAATAAATCTTTTGGGAGGGTTTCTTTATCTCAAGACATTCATTGCGTTAGCACTCAATGCACCCAAGATAGCCGATGCTACGGCAATTACCACTTTCAAAACAGTGTCCCAAACAGATTTTTTCATAAAGATCAATGATTTAAAGATTATCGGTTAATGAAATAAGAGATCTAACTATCTTCTACCGGATTGATCTTCCCCACCAAACAGGGAAGTCCGGAGAGGATTGGAGAAACGAAAAGGCTCCTTTAGCCTAGCGGATTATCATCTTTTCCGCCGCCGGTATTGCCACCTGTGTTTCCCCCCGTATTGCCTCCGGTGTTGCCACCAGTGTTGCCTCCGGTATTACCTCCGGTGTTTCCACCTGTATTCGAGCCGGCGCTGTCCTCTTGTGTGTCGAGGACGAATTCCACGTTGGCGGGACTTTCCGTACGGGTGAGACAGCCATTCACCAGGCGAAGCTCCTTATCCGGCACAAAGCGGATATTGACGCGGGAGATATTCTTCACCGTACATTTGTCGGCAGTCTCCATACCGGGGCAGGAGAATGTCATGTGAAACGTACCCAACTCATTCAGCTTCACTTTATTGCCATTGGCCAGATTGGCCTGCACCTCTTCCACAAGAGCCTCGATGACATGCTTCACGTCGCCTTTGGTCATGGAACAGTTTTTCTGAATGTTGGCAGATAAGGTTTCGATGTCTACTTTTCCACATGTCTTGGGAATCTGACGTAGATAGAACAGTTTTGGAGAGGCTGGATTGCTCACAACCTTCCGGCGTTGATAACGCTCTACAAGAACTTCCATAATGTAATAATTAATAAGTTAAGGTTTAGGTTCGTCAACCTCGTTGTTGACTATACAAATATACAACATCAAGAAGCCAAAGTCAAGTTTTATCGCATTTTTATTGTCAGTTTTTATAACTATTTTGCATGCAGCTTCATCCACGTTTCCGGCGGTACATAATCCCCCATCTTCGTCAGACTCTTGTTGTAACCAAAGTACGCATCGCCCGTCTGACCGTTGCGCTGCTTCGCCACAATGACCACTCCCAGACCTTCGGAAGGGAACTTGCTGACCGGCTCCGTGGTAAGCCCGTAGAGCTCGGGTCGGTAGAGCAGCATCACCATGTCTGCATCCTGTTCTATCGCTCCACTCTCACGCAGGTCGTTCAATTCGGGACGATGGCCGCGGCGCGTCTCACAGTCGCGGTTTAGCTGACAGAGCAGCACCACGGGGATGTCCAGCTCCTTAGCCAGCAGCTTAGCCTTGCGACTCGTCTCCGCCACTTCCTGCTCACGGTTACGGTTCTTCTGCTCCGTCTTCATCTCGCAGAGTTGCAGGTAGTCGATGATGACCATATCACACTTGCCCTTGCTTTGCAGCAGTCGGGCAGAGGCACGTATGCGCTCGATGCCGGTCGACGGGTTATCGTCCACATGGATGGGCAGGCGCGAAAGCTCCGTAGCCGCGCGACTCACCTGCCACTGTTCGTCGTCGGTGAGCTGACCACCCCGCAGGTGATCGGGACTGACATCCGGTGCGGTGGCAAGCAGCCAACGGTCGCCCAGGCGCTCGCCTTGCATCTCCAGACTGTAGACCGTCACGTGATAGCCCGCAGCGGCAGCAGAATGCGCCAGATGAAGCGCAAAGGCCGTCTTCCCTACCGATGGACGGGCGGCAATGATATCGAGATCGCCACGTTGCCAACCGGTGGTGATACGGTCGAGCTCGTTCAATCCTGTGGGTATACCTGTGATACCGTCGACGTTATGTTCCACACGCATCCGCACCTGTTGCACGGTGTCTTCCATCAGTCTGTCCATGTCACGCAGATGATCGGCACAGCCACATTCACCCTCGAGGTAATCCGCCAGGCGACGCAGTTCGGCCAACGTATCGCCCAGATCGACGCTTTCGTCGGCAGCCGAAGGCAACAAGCGGTGCAGACCGAGTATCATCTCGCGCCGGACAAATTTCTCCTGAAGGATCTGCACATGCTCCTCCAAATGGGCGGACGACGCCACCCGCATGCAGAGGCGTGTCAGGTTGTACGGGCCACCCGCCACATCCAATTTGCCACGCGCGGCAAGTTCTTCTTTTGCGGTGATGATATCCACCGGACGACCCGCGCGATGCAGATTTTGCAGGGCGGCATAGATCTCGCAATGAGCATCGACATAGAACATTTCGGGGCGAAGCTTATCGCCCACCAGAGCCATCGAAGCAGTCTCTATGAGGCAGGCGCCGAGCACCACTTCTTCCAGCTCGGCGTCGTAAGGTTGTAAAAGATCAATTGTCATAAGTAAAAATGATAATAAACTTATTATGTTCTCACTACAGAGTAACACAGAGCTTCACAGAGCTTTCTCATTCTTTCCGTTTGTACATCGAGCTTCACCGCAGACTTCACAGAGTTTTTCTCTTTTTATCTTCAGACAATAAAAAGAGAGGGGCAGTGAGTAACCTTTAATGATTAGCGGAGAAAAAATAATCTGAGTAATCCGTGGTGAAGAGAAATAAACACTGTGAAACGCTGTAGTGGAAGAAACAGTCAGTAATCATAGCGGTTCAGGAAAGCTTTGTCAGCAAGGTAAGTGGCTGCCTGTGCGCAATAATGCACATCCGGCAGATTGTTGTAGTATTGCTCAATATTGCTCAGCGCCAGTTCCCGTTCTTCCAACGAAAGCCGCTTCCAAGCGCGGCAGGCACGCCCCACATTAAGGCGTGGAGTACAAGTAATTTCGCTATATGCATCCATGAAATGTTCAAAAGCGGTATTGGCGGTATGCCGGTTTTCTTTCGATACATCATGCTTTGTCTGCTCGGAAGCGCTAGCCGTCCATACGTCATAGCCCGGAATACGAATGTGACTCCGGCAACCGTCATTTACGCGTTCCAAACTACCCAAGCGAAAGCAGTCCCCAAAGAAACGTCTAACTCGTCCGTGGCTCCAACCCAAGATGCGTTCCCAATGTGCAAAAGACATCATAGACTCACCACGTCCACAAATGAGCATTTTCCCCGAAGGGATAGAGACATTCACACTTTTGTAATTCACATAGACAAGCAATCTCAGAAAAGCTTCCTCGTCACCGGAAGCTTCACCATGGCTTTCAAACATTTCCACAAGCAAGGCACGGGGAACCATCACATAGCCTTTTCGTAATGCACTATTTTCCATATATTTTTTTGATTAAAGTTTTATGGAAACAAAAATAATAAAGTCGGATGCCTGTTCCAAGTCACCATGTTAAGCTGTGTTCATTCCGGTTATTTTTAGCCGGACAGGTATAAAAATGTTCAACAAAAGAGAGACCCAAAAACGGACTGTTTAACAGATCACACAAACACCTCATAACCTGAAATATACGTATACAAACAGACTGCGTTACAAACTAAAAGCGGACACTACATAACTAATACAAGATATATATATTAAAATATATTAGCTTGTCCGTGGTTCTTTTTTGCTTCGCCGGGCATTCCCATATAGCGGATAATAACGGTTATCTGCATGGGAGTCAACATATTATCGTGCTCACTATAACCCACCTCAAGCATATCCTCCAGAAAAGCCGGGTGTTTACGGATATAATTACGCATGGAGCGAGTGGACGAACTGGAATAAGCACTGCAAAAATAAGCGGAAGCGATAATAGAAAATGGATGGCAACCTACAAGTATACAATCGTAATTAAAATCTTTCATAATATATAATATAATTACCTTTTTTAATAGCCACAAAGTTAGGATATATAATATATATACTAAAAACTAAAATTACACAAAAAGATATGATATTAGTAATCTATTTTCGCTATACTAAAAAAGACGATATAATTAATGTAAATCTGCATAACCCATGGTGAACCTATTCTCGCTCGCGTTTGAAATAACCTGTCACCGTAGTAAGTGAAAGACTATGGCTCCCTACGTGGTTCGAACAGCTCTCAATGTCATACCGGGCATGAATGGCAATACAGAAACAAGTGTAGTTGATGTGGCAGTGCATGCGGTGGCAAAGGAGATCATACATTCGTGAAGCACGCTCAAAGAAGCGGGGGATATCCTTGTGGGCAACGTGTATCCTGTCTGTTGAACTCTTCACATAATGCATAGCCATGTTCAAAAAGCGTATATCCTCCTCCGTATTGTGCATGGTATATTCTAAAGCCTCCATGCGTATTTGCTGGCGTGCAAAACGATGTTCCTTCCCTGCAAAGCGTTCTTCAAGTAATTTCATATCGGCACGGACATCCGCATCCGTACTATTAGCTCGTGTTATTTTCATATTTATCGAAAATTCAATCATTATACACTAAAATATATTATCCATTCAAGTAAAAATACACCATTTATTGATGATAAACGCATCATCTATTCAACCCTAATTCATCATCTGTTGATGCCAAACAGATCATCTGTTATGATCCTGACAGCCGTTTGTTTTAAAAAAGTCCTCCCATACACGCTTGTATAGGAGGACTTTCACAAACAAACAAAATACATATGCCACACACCAATATCACATCGCCAATATGACACTCTCATCTTAGTCCAATTCCTCATCCCAAAGCTCTATATCCGTAGGAGTATGTTTCAACAGAATAACCACTATGATGTAGTACACGATGAGAAAGGCTAAGTATATTATCAATTTTCTATTCTCCCTTTTAAAACAAACCTATGCAGTCCTTTCTCTAGATAGCCATAACAGAAAATCCTGTTACTTTTATCTAACAGTACTGCTCTCTTGATATTGTACGTCCTGAAATGTCTCATCAGTCCCAAATACGAATTGACCACCGCCCGCATCTGTTCAACTTCCTTCACCGGCAGTGAGGGCCTTTCCGAGATACGATTGCTGAATTTCGCTATGCAATGCCTGAATCCTCGCACCGCACGATTTGACACATAGCAGCGATAAGGCTTGATGTAAGCACCCAGAAAAGCCACCCCTTTGCTGTAGTGCTGGAAATAAATCTTGCGCGGATGCAATCTTGTATTCAATTCCTTTTCCAGAAAATCCCTGATCCGGGGCACCACTTCCAGCAAAGCCTTCCTGTCGGGGTGAACGATGATGAAATCGTCTACATAACGCCCGTAATAGCTGAATCCTAACGAACGGGTAATGAAACAGTCCAGCGAATGTAAAAACACATTTGAAAAGAGCTGGGAAGTAAGATTTCCTATCGGCAATCCGCAATATTCACGCGAATGAAACAGGCTTTTCGTATCGGGCAGTCCCTCCCATTCCTTTTCAGTTCCCTTGATATGACAATGCGTCCGCGGATCATCAAACACGGTCTCACGCAATAAGTAAAAGAGCAAATCAAGATCTATACCGAACGGTGACTCCCCGCCATTGCGGTCAATCGCCTCCTTTACCATCGTTTCCAGTTGTCCGAATAAGATACACTTGTCAATGCTCATGAAATAGCCCCGGATATCAAGCTTCAGTATATAGCAATCGCGGGTGTAATTCATGCTGCACTCACGGATAAACTCTTCCACCCGATGCACCCCGTATAATGTCCCCTTCCCTGGCCGACAACTGTAACTGTCGGGTATGAAAATTTCGTCAAAGACGGGATACAGATAGTTGTAAAGCAGATGATGCACCACACGGTCTCTGAAATCGGCCGCAAATATTTCGCGTTTCACCGGCTTGTTCACAATGAAGCAGACACTCGGGCTGATCTTGTAAGCGCGGCTTGCAATCTCATCATACAGCGACAGCAGTTCTTTTTCAAAATCTATCTCAAAACGCATCTGATTCATCGTATTTCGTTTATGCTTTCGGGCATCAAAATAGGCCTGAAACAAATCCACCAACAGTTTATTACGATCCATAATCGTTCTTTTTAAAATCCGTAAAGAAAGCGTCCGGGGCACATACCCGCAGACACCTTCTTCACAGATTGATTAAAGGTCAATGTTAAGTTCTGGACGCACCGGACGGGAAACCCGTTCTGGCGGTTGTTGTTGTTCGCCGGGTATACGTTGCTACTATTGAAACCCAAGTTGAACCCATTCGTGCCGCTATAGGCACTGCTACTCCAACAGTACCCGTTCTGCCCTACGTTGTTCAACGTACCATTAGAGTAGTTACGGTAGCCCGAAGCAGGAATAAGTGCGGACACCTTGTGACGTAACCGGAAAAGATTCTTTTCCGGTAGTCCGCATGAATTTAACGAATACTCTCCCGTAACCCCTAAGTTACCGGGACTCTGATTCTCTTTAGTTTGACCCTTTTCTTTCACAACTTTTCTCCCATGCCGTCAGTTGACGGCTGATATTTTCCAGTTTTTCAGAAGCCAAAGCAAAAGTCTTAAGCGGAATTTGCTTCAGTTCATTACACAATCTCCACATCAGTTTGACTATTTCCAGATTTTCCCGTGCCTGCGCAATCTGTTCCGTTTTCTGATACCGGCAGTTAGCCCGATAAATGTGGACTAACATATCTACCAGCTCTTTTTTCAGATTCTCACCCAAAGTATAACGATAGTCACGCTGCATGTTGCGACATACGTTAAAGACAAGCACCAGCAAATCATAGCTTTCTTTGTAAACGGGAAGATGATCGTACGTAGCCATATCTTCAGCCTATCATTTCTTGAAGTTCCTCCACAAAACGCATACAATCCATGGGAGTAGCAGTACACAAGCGGAATGAGCGTAGCCGCTCGTACACCGATGGCATATCCGATAATTCTATTTTTGAATTCATCGCCGGAAGTTCTGTCTTCACTTTCTGTACAGCCCTGGCAGTAGTTTCCACCTCCGATTTCCATGTTGCAAACGCTTGCGGCTTCATCTCTTCTTCGGTAGACATACATACATAGAATGCAGTACGTTCCTTCACCTCGAAGTGTGCCAACACACTTTGAAGTACCGAGTCCGGAAATCCCACGCTTATCACAGTCTGTTTCACGACCTTTACATATTTGCATGATGGACGCAGATGCTTTACACAGCACAGCCGGAAAGCATCCTGCTCATAGGCCACCCAAAACACTCCCTCCTTGTAAAGACGGATCGAGTCGTCGTTCAATAAATCCAATTTTTCTGATAATGTCATTTCAAATTCATTCATATAGCCTTTATATTCCTCGCGCTACCGCGCGATAATAAAAAGACAAATAGTTAAATAGACTAATGCGCGGGCAAAGCCCGCTTTAATTCTGGACGCACCGGACGGGAAACCCGCTCCGGCGGCTGTTGCTGTTCGCCGGGTATACGCGGCTACTATAGAAACCCAAGTAGAACCCATTCGCGCCGCTATAGGCACTGCTACTCCAACAGTACCCGCCCTGCCCTACGCCGCCCAACGTACCATTAGAGTAGCCACGGAAGCCCGAAGCAGGAAAACGGCTACTACTCCCATTGACAGTGTAAATACCGCCACTGGAAAACTGAGTAGTGCCCTGCACATTACCACTTTCAGCACCGAAACCGCCAAATGATGCCCACGGAGCAGTACTCCCGGTCCACGCAACATAACCATTATCAGCCACACCGCCAGCATTCAATTCCTTTGCAGTAGGCATACGCCAACTACCACTCACAGCATTCGTCTTACTTAAGTATTGGCAGATGTCACCTTTATAAGCTGCATAAGTAGTTGACGTATTCTGCCCCGCATCGTTCAAGTATGTACTGGTCTGTCCGTAAGGCGAACCATCATCCGTAATATAAGGAATACTAGCATAGCTTATATCATTGCCTGTTTTCGTAATCCAGGAACCACCGCTATTGTAACTCCCCCCACTCGGAGGAATATACAGCAGGACAGAAGCGCTATAACCGTCTCCATGAGCACCGTTCGGAGATACTCCGATAAGAGAACCCCATAGAAAGAAGACACCCTGTTTCTTCATATTTGTCAACTCCTGTGTAGTAAGATTGGAAGGATCAACGGGTGCTGCGTCAAAGGTCAGCTTTGTACCGTTCCAGTAGATGTTGCTACCCGCCCAGACAGTTCCCGATTTCTTGTAGGTAATCCGCGTATCCGAATCATTGGGTTTCAAGGTAATGTTATAAGTATATTGACAGTTCCGCTTCATGTTGAAGTTGCCGGTATTGTTGCCGCCCAAGTAAATCTTCCATGAGAGGCTGCTATAACCCGGAGCTTTGCCGTAGATCATCACATAAGCGGCTGAATCCGCCGGAGTAGCCGGAACATTAGCCTTGATTTTCTGATTCTGCAAGGTTATTGATGTATTCACCCCCGGTCGATTCTCGTACATATAGAAGCTGGTATTGAATGAAGTCACATTAGACAGGCTCACCAGTCCGCTATTGGTCCAGTCCGCACCATTAGTAGGTAAGGAAGCATCTACCGCACGGTTGGTTTGCGTATCTATCCCATCGGCATTCTCCTCCGTAGTAAGCGGATGGGCAACGTAACAGGACTTTTTGGGCAGACCGTAAATACAATAGCCCGAAACGGTCACTCCGCTGCCCGAGGCAATGCCCACGTTCAGCGTCACCTTAGCCGCTAACCGTTTTAGCGGAAGGCTACAAGTGGACGAGGGAGCCGACAGATTGGATGAAGAAGCACTCACCGTTACGTTGGCCACACTGCCCGACAGCAACAGATAGCTGCCGTTGCCGATGCCATCCCACGAAGAAAGTACAGTGGTAAAAGCTTTCAGTTCATCCTCCGTATCCACCGCGGAAACATTGGCAAAAAGCGAGCTGTTACCCGTATTGGCAATGCCGTATACCGTATAACCGCTGCCCGCACGAATAAGCAGGGTCAGATCCGTAGACGAAGCCATCGGAGAGGAGTAGTACACCTTTTTCAGCAGTTTATGCGAAGCATCATACACCAGCAGATGAAGGTCGTTGATGGCATTCTCATTGACACTACGGGTGGAGACATCGTGGGGAATATCGGTAGAGAGCGCAAAACGAAGTACTCCCATCCGGGTGTCATTTCCCGGGGGATACTCATCGCTGACGCATCCCCAAAGAAAAAACAACAAACCCAATAATGTACCGCCACAGACAACGGAAAAAAAAGAACTATATAATTTATTCAAATGCATAAATACTGAAATCAAAAAACGGTCTACACTTTATACCTTCTCCGATCTATTATTCGGAAAACAAAGAGAATTACTCGAACGTGATAGTCTGACTAAGATTCAGACTCCAACCCTGAACATTGATAGTCACACTAAGGTAAGCCGGAATAACATCAGTACCGGGACTGCTACTACCCTTACCCTTAATAACGACACTCACAGCGTAAGTGCTGTTGCGCAAAATCACACCATCACCTTTATGAGCTGTATTGTCACTGGATTCGAGATCATCTGTGCCGTCATTGATCACAGTACCAGGCTGCAACTTATTGATAATTACAGGATAGTAAACCACACCTTCGCCGCTATCCAGAATATCCCCGTCACCGTTTTCATCCCATTCTCCTTTTATCACCAGCTTAGTCTGGTTGGCGGTGGCATTGCCAAAGGTATAGAACCAATATACCGTACTCGCAGGAAGAATTTCCGTAGCGGTAGTTCCACCGGTAGAGGTTCCCGCAATGGAATGGGTCAGCCAACTCGTCACCGTAGTACCCGAATCGTTGATTCCGGAAAGGGGCGTCGAAATCGTTGCCGGATTGGCCGTGCCCGGATTTACCGACGATAAGGAATTGCCACTATACAAGAATACATCCGTAATCTTAAACTTCGCATTGGGATACAGACCGGTTGCATCAAACTGGGTCTTTACACTACTCAACGACACACGTGATACCAAACGATAAATCGGTACGGTAGCCGTCGCCGTAGTAGCACCCTCTGTAATGGTAGAAGATACACTGCCGGACATAGGCAGATTCACGGAGGTCTGATAAGATTGAGCCGTTCCGGAAGCGTCTTTAAGCGTTTCGGCCAAGGCAAGGGTTTTACCTACAAATCCACTCAAGTTGGTGGTACCGGCAAAAGTACCCGCAGGGGCGTTAGCCACCACTACAACAGTCTGGGCGGTACTAGCACCCGCACAATACAAATTGGCCGTGCCACCGGCAGCAGTCAACTCGGCGGCAGTAAATTCTTTTATGACGTTGGTACTGTTGTCATTGAAAAACACACCCACAGCAACGCGCTGGATGGCATTTTCAGTAGCAGGTACGGTAGCCCCCGTGGAACGACTCACAGGATTTGTACCCTGCAAGGTTACAGTTAGTTTCGCATCCTTGGGAAGCGACTGAGGATCGATCTGATTCGCGTCATTGCCGCATGAGGCCAATAGCACACCGGCAACAAAAGTAAAAAACATAACTCTTTTTTTCATAAACAACACTTTTACTGGGTTAATTTTATGTTTCATTCTATTCTTATCCTATATCTTATTATGCTCTGTTTGACGCAGGCATCCTTCTGTCAATATTTCTTCTTTACATCCTCTCTTGGCATCAATTACCTGTTCTCAAAGCTGTACGTTCTGATCGGTCGTTCCCCACGAAACTATATTTACACCCACATGCAGCCGGGAATAGCGGTAATCCACCGTTATACGGGTCTGCTTATCCGGAAGGGCTTGCAAAGGATTACCCTCATCATCCATAGTAATGACAGTAGATAACGTACCATTACGGTACAACTCCAAAGAGAGACTGCTATTCGGCAGCAAAGGAAACACACGGAAGACAGGACTCAACCATTCACCCGCCGAAACAGCACGCAACGGCGGTGAGCAGGAAGCGGCATTGGAAGTGGGCTGACCCAGAAAATCAAGTGAGCCACTCATACCGCGGACAATCAGACTCAACTCACCCGGTTCCGCCCCGGCATATTCATCTGCATGAAGCACATGTACCGAAAGTTCACAAACAATACGTTTTATCACCAGTTTAAAAGTCTGGACTTCAGTGGCACGAGTCAATGCTGAGGCATGCTCTGTGCTACTATCATCAGTAGAAGTACTTCGCAATACGCCGCCATCCGTTTGAAAAGATCCGTAAAACAGATCAGGAGCGGTAAGCTGCAAACCACCCGCCGTACTGCGAAGACTCACCCGCCCGGTGGATGCAGGTTCACCCGGCGCAGGAGGACTAACTTCCAACGTATCCGTCTGCAAGTTACCCCAAGCGATAAGGCTGAACAGGCTGTTCTTGTCGGCTCCTACCAATATCAGGCTGTCACTCGCTAATGAAACCATCCGCACAAACCCTTCATTGCTGAACTGGTACAAGGATACCGTGGACAGATCAACATTAACACCGTCGGATTTGACGACACTAAGCTTACCCTGATAAGTCACGCAATCTTCCATATTCTCACCGATACAGCCCTCAAGCAAAAAGGTAAAAAGAAGAAACGGTAACAATACACGGGCAAACTGCGAAGGCCGCCAAAAACCCCAGGTAGAAGATATGCTTATCATAAATACAATCTTTCGTTAATAAAACTCCACCGACTGATCTACGGGCTCGCCATTCCAGCCTGAAACAGACAGGCTGACTCCCAAATAGCCGGGGATTATTGATTTTTCAGGAGAATCCACACCCTTACCCGAGAGCTTTACGTTAAGGTTGTACTGGCGGTTACGAATGATGCTTCCCGTGGAAGTGCCACCCGAATAACCCGCATTAAAGTCGGTTCCGGGCTGTATCTTGTTGATGACAACCGGATAGAACACCATACTGCCCGCAAGACTATCTGCCCCATCCGGATCGAATAAACCCTGAATGACAAACGCGGTGGGACGTACACTACCGTCGTTGGCAAAGGCATAAAACCAGTAATACCGTGAAGTGCCACCGGCAGGAATATCTTCGTAAAGAAAAGAATTGGAGCCACTCCAGCTGCTGCCGTTCCAGTTACCTCCACCCGTTATATAAGTGGCATCGGAAGGCATGGAAACGGAGGATTCCAATGATGTATTGACCCGTGAAGCAGACAATGCATTATAGAGAAATACGCGCGTCGGAGTGAAGGTGGCATAAGGATACTGCGTACCCGAAAAGTCCGTTTTCAAGCTCGACAAGGTAATGCGGGAGACCATACGGACGAGTGATACCGACAGACCGGAGATGCTGCCTCCCGGAATAAGGGTAAATATGCCCTTACCGGAGGCGTCCCTCACCTCACCCGACATGGGAAGACGGGAAGCAATCTGAGCGCCACCATCGGAAGTGCATGCTTCAAGGGAAAGGACTTTAGACTGGAAAGTATTGCGGTCGACTGCACTACATAAGTCGGACACCGAACCCGAAGGAACATTACCCACCACGATGGCCGTACACCCTTCGTAAGAGGCGGAACCTTCCAAAGGACAAAGAACAGTGTTAGTCTGGCCCTCACCAAGCTTGACGGTGGAGAGTTCCTGAATGCTTAAGGCGGAATTGCCCGAAGCACCGGAGAAAATACCGATCACCGCATTTTTCACCGATTCTTCAGCAGAAGCATCGGGCAGTGAAGAAGACTGCGAACGCGTCATCGAAAGCCCTTTCACTTCAAGGCAGATCACGGCAGGGTGTTCCACAACAGCAGGTGGAGAATCGGTAGGGCTATCTTTACCATCACCGCAGGAGATACAAAGAGGAAGCTGTAGAAAAAACAGAAGGGGGAAGATGCCCTTTATCGTTGGGAAAAAGCTATTGTTCGTTTTCATTCCTCATTATTTCATTATTTCATTATTCATATTCATCATTCCCATTCTCGCTTATCGTTTATCGCATAAGAGGCTGGCTCAACAGGGTGTGGAGCCGTCCAATTAATGCTGTGTGCGCAAGAAAGAGAGAGCTTCACGAGCCTCACCCACTCCGGCGGCAGCAGCCATTTGGAAGTAGACTTCAGCTTTATCGCGGTTACCTTCGAGAAGATAAAGAATACCCATATTGTTATAAGCCAGCGGAAGGGTGGCGTATTTTTCCAGATAAGCACGGGCTTTCTTCACATCGCGTTTGCTCAGAGCTACGGCAGCAGCGTTAATCGCGGCCTCGGGGCTGTCGGGGAACAAGCGGGCGGCAAGGTCGAAGGCATCGTTATATTCGTTGGAGCCTTTAGGGTAACTCATGGCAACAGAGAAGAACTCGGAGAGTTTGAGCGAGCGTGAGCCCATCTCGAACAAGCGACGGCCTTCGGCAGTATCCAGACGGTGCTGCGTGTAGTTGATGGCATACTCCACCCGACAGACACGAGGGAAGATACGCTCCACAAGATATCCATAGGAAGTGCCGTCGGCAAGGCCTATCAACATCCGTTCGCGACCTTTGGTCAGATCCACGGTATTGATGATGTCCGTTACAGCCTGACGAAGAGGCATATCGGATGTTTCCACCAATGTGCGGATGGAATCCCAGTCTTCGGCCACCCAGCTTACTTCCAGCGGTACTTTATTGACCACATAGTTACTGCGCAGGTAGTTTTTCAGAGCAAGGGCACGGGTGGAAGCATTCTTCTCGTTTTTGCGGTAGTTACCCTGTGGAGCACCGTAGCCCGTCACTTTGAGTTTGGTCACCGTGATACCACTCTGCTTCTCCAGAGCATGAACCGATTCGCGAAGGCGGAAGTAAATCTCATAATCCTGCTTCTCATCGGACAAACGGCCGAGTCCACCCGTGCCCCAGAAAGGGATGCTGCCCTTAAACGTATGTAACGTGTCTTCACCGTCAATCAGCGGAACGATATTCACCAGACTGAGATAGCGGTTGTCAATACCCTCACGACCCGTGGAGATACGGGGTTGGGGCAAGGTGACCCCTTCGGCGATCTTGTCTTCATACAAGGCAGCCACTTTGCCGTTACAGCCACACTCACGTGTACGAAGAATAAGGGTGGCATCTTTCATCCAATCCTGATAAGGAACGTTCGATTTATAACTTACCTGTCTCACCTTTTTATGGGTATTCTGAACAACTATTTTAGGCGTGCTACCGCCAGAGTTGGATTTGATTTTACCTGAGGAGAGAACTTGATTGCGATGGTAGGATCTCTGTTTGAGCGCACCGTTCACTATAATCGAAGGAAGTTCAAGCAAATGTTCACCCGATTTTAGCAAAGGGATAAGTGTAATGGATTCGCTAGAGGGAAGTTTTAGCCGTTCATAATTTACACTCATGCCCACTTGAAGTTCATCCCCCGAAACAGTGAGGCGCTTGTCTGTGATGTTCAACTGACCCTTATAAGCTTGCTGCGAATATACCGCACCCGAAGTGAGCAGCAGCAGTAACAGAATTACCCGATTCTTTTTCATTGCAATGTGAGTTTATAGATACCTTATACTGTTAATTATTTTTCTGTTTGTTCATTATTGTTTTCATGCATCGTTGTTTTGCGATCCTGCCTCTTTTATCTTACTTAAGCAGATACACCACAGACAATGCCGCTTTGGTGGGACCCAGATAATGTTTCCGCCCATCACCGGTTCTCTCACCGCAGTGCAGGCAACGGTAACGGTCGTAGCTCGATTGCACATAACCGCCTCCTACTTCGGCTTCAAGACCCCAGCGTGGAGAAAGAATCCACTGATAACCGTAAGAAAGACCGGCACCGAATAGACTCCCTTCATAACGTGCATTCTTAGTCCCACGATAAAGGCCCAAAGGAAGGCTCTTACCACCGATATTATATTCACCCGCCAAAAGATGTACGCCCCAAAAGCTACCGCTAAAAGGTTCGCAACGCCAAAGGCGCAGCTCAGGCTGAAGAAGCCAGTATTTATTACGATCGGTGCTTTGCTTGGAATAAAAAGGATTATAGTGAGCATTCAACTCCAAGGTAACACGTGAACCCAACTTCAATTCTAAAGCAAGGTTGGGAGACAGAAAACCGTCACCTATCAGATTGTTCTTCACTGCAAGCGCCTGAGCACATAGTATACCTCTCAAGCAAGAGATAAACAAAAAAACGAGTATCAACACCGACTTCTTCGTCCGCACGACTGCCGTTTCTTTATTCATTCTTCTCCTTATAATGTCTTTATTGTGCACTATAAATCTCATGGGTTCTCATTCATACCTTCTTCTACATCTTCTTTCATTTCTTCGGGAAGAATAATTTCAATAATGCTGATCTGCGACAAAAAATGATGCACCATTTGGTTGACAACGCCAAGTTTACGACCAGCCATACCGTAAGTGTCATAAACCGCCTTCGAATCGGAAGAAAAATGCATCCTGTCACCTGTAACAGGAAGTAAAGTACACAATGTGACTTCATTCAGATTCCGCAAAAGCGAATAACGATAGTACAATGGGTCATCTCCACTCCTTTCAATGATATTCAACAGTTCTTCGTGGCAAAGCGCATCCAATAAATTGCGCACACGCACACGAGAAGCTTCCGGAAGCGACCGCTCCCGAACGACGTAGCCATTCGTGTAGTGAATTTCTTTAAGTAGCCGGATGGCAGCTTTCATTTCTCGTGTCAGCATGATATATATTCTTTAATTATGACTCCATTACTTATTAGGTAATTCAGAATTTCACCAAGCAGAGACCAAAGCTGCGGAATAAAGAGAAAGATTATTTACCCGTTGGCGGAATTAATTCACTAAAAAATGTCAGGAAATAAGTTGTGCATATCATTGATTATTAGTATTTTAATGGTGATCAAACTATTAATATACAGCTCAATTATGCACAACTTATATGCAATATTCGCTAAATTTCTTGATATATGCAAGATGTTTTCTGCTGATTTAGTAAACGAAAAAGGGAATATACCTCGCAGAGGAGTCGTCCCGAAGTTCTCTGACTTAGAAGTGATCAGTTTAAGCCTTGCTGCCGAATCAATAGGTATAGATAGTGAAAGCTTTTTGTTTTCTAAATTAAATGAATACAAAGATAATTTTTCTTCTCTCATATCCCGTCGTCAATATAATGATCGCAGGAAGCTCACTATCGGCTTATGTAATCAGGTGCGTGAAAGAATTGCATCAAAAGTTGATGGTGGAGAAGCTATTTTCTGTATTGATTCTATGCCAATTGAAGTCTGTCGTCCCATAAGGTCAAAACGTTGTAAAATGGGAAAGAATAATTATGATAAAGCTCCCAATTATGGCTATTGTGCTTCACAGGGTAAACATTATTACGGATATAAATTACATTCTCTCTGTGGGTTGAGCGGTGTCATACACTCTTTTGACCTGACAAAGGCGAGTGTTCACGACATTCATTATTTGAAAGACGTAAAGTGTAACTTTCAGAATTGCACCATCATCGGCGATCGTGGATATATTGGAGCAGCCATACAACTTGATTTATTTGAAAAAGCTAATATCAAGTTGGAAGTTCCATATCGGTCGAATCAAAAAGATTGGAAACCTGTATTTAGTCTATTTGCTAAAGCAAGGAAAAGGGTTGAAACGCTTTTTGCACAATTATGCGATCAATTTATGATAATCAGAAATTACGCAAAACAAACAGAAGGATTGTTTACCAGAATTACGGGGAAAATTAGTGCACTTACAATCCTTCAATATATAAACAAGATTAATAACAAACCCATTGGACAAATTAAATATGCACTAATTTAATTCCGCCAACGGGTAGATTATTTATTAAATTATACAGTTTACTTACTTTATATCCCCGAAAAAAGATTGGGGAAAGGGGATTTTTCAATAATAAAAGTCAATACCTGTAAACTATATGTAATATATTTACACTAACAAAATGTTAAAACAGAGGAAACCATAAAAAGCAAAAAAGCGCCATAAATGTCATTAAATTTGTATATATATCCTTTTATTTGTTAAATACAGCCAAATTAAGAGCTTATTACACAGACATATTTTGTCAGTATATATAACTAAAAACAAATATAAACATCAATCTACATTGTATATTAGCACACTTTAACTTGATAAACTGACTATTAAAGATTTAAGTCGAAAGTACATTAAAAAAACAAAGAGTTTTTTTTGATTTTATCATTATTTTTATATCGATTAGTACATCATATAATAATAATTTCTATATTTGCACGGATTTACGTTCCTGTTACCTAATAAGTAACCATCTTTGTTTATTTACCGCATGTTTGTGTAATGCATCATTCCTTCTTAAAAATTATTTTCCCTATATTAAACGTTGTTTATTATCAACGCAAAAGGAATTAAGTTATTGTAACCAAGCCACTTTTTTGGAAAAAAGAAACTGTACTTTTGCCATAAGTATGGGGGCGGATAACAAGGTCTATCACTTTACGATTGGCTTTGGTTAGGGTTCGGTTATCGAATGAAGCCAGATACGTATAAGTAATCTTCTCCGAAGCATGTCCAAGCGACTCACTAATAATAGATACCGGAATCCCCTGATGATAAGCAGCTGTAGCCCATGAATGACGAGCCACATAGGAAGTCAACCTGACCTTAAGACCTAGAAGGCGTGATAATTCAGCCAGATGCGCATTATAGCCTCGCAATGCAATTTGATACTGACGATAACCCAGAAAGCCGGAGGTTTTAATTACAGGGAATAAATAAAGAGGACCGGAAGTAGTACAAGCATACTTCTTAAATATAGCACGTGCACAGGGCTCAAGCTTCACAGTTAGTAAACGACCAGTTTTGCTACGCCTATAACGCAACACACCATTAGTGATATCTGTACTGCGCAAATGGATAAGATCTACAAAAGAAATGCCTCGAAGATAAAAAGAAAGCAAAAAAATATCACGGGCAAGTTCCAATCGTGGACGATTACTTAAATCCACTTCACGAAGCAGACTGATACAAGAGGGTGCTACAGCACGTTTTTCAGAAGTATCCGTACCTGTAAAAACATCAGCAAAAAGTTCCTCTGGAAGACTGGTGATCTGCAGACGGACAGCCCGATTGCAAATGGCACGCAACATGCGCATATACAGAGAAACTGTATTTCGCTTACGACCCGCTGAAAGAAGATGTTGCTCGTAACATTTGAGAAACTCAGGAGTAAAGGAATCAAAGCCTAGATCAGGATTTGAGGCAAAACGAAGCAAACGGTTCATTGCACTCGAATATGCGTGAGCTGTACCATAACGACCACTTGTGGTGAGATCTTTTATCAGGAATAATGTAAATTCTCTAAAAGTTACCGCATTTACAATACAATTCATTTTTTCTTTAAGTTGTTTGTTCAT